TTACCAGATGCTAAAGCTGTTGATACTTCATTTTGTAAACTCTGTAATTGACCTTTTACTGTTGCATCAGATGTAATAGTGCCTTGAGCTGCAGTCATAGGTTGAGTAACCGTACCTGTTGCAGCAGTCATTGTAGGAGTTTGTCCAGCCACTGTTGCAGCTGTCATCTGTGCAGCACTTGCAGCAGTTGGGGCTGTTACTTGTGTTCCTGTTAAAGTTCCTGGTGCAGCTATAGTAGGAGCAGCAGCTGTTGTTGGCACTGCAGCAGCAAGTGTCCCTGTTACACCAGCAGTTCCCATCAATTCACCCGATTGTACGTTTTGTAATTGTGGTGATATAGTTGTACCCGTGGGTAAACTAGGTGTTCCTGCTGCTAAACTTTCTATTAGACTAACAGCTTTTGCACTACCTGTCTGCTCTTTTTGAGCAGGTGTGATAGTTCCTTTTTGTAATTGTATTTCGTCTGGTGTCGCCATTATCTCCCCTGTCTATTATATTTTTTAAACATTCGTTTTTCTGATTTATTTTTATTTTTTTTATGAACTCGTGGACGTTTTTTAGGTTTAGGCCTTTCTTCGTATGCCTTAAATTTTTTAGCCATTAGCTATTTTAACACCTTTATACCAAGCTGGTAAACCTATAAAAGGTCTTTTGTCAAATTTATTTTCTTTTGCAGTCTTTGACTTTGCTTTATTATAATGCAAAAATACTTGACCGCAGTCTTTTCCTTTAAATTCTTCTCTCCAATGCTCTAAATCACATCCAGAATAAACTAACATATCACCTGGTTCTAAATCTATTTTAATACCAGCTTGTCCATTTTTACCAGTTGGATCTAAATATATTGGCCATGGATCACCTCCAAGATTTAAAGTTGTAGATATTTCACAAGAATATCTATCTTTATGCCTTGCTAGTATATCCCCTGTTTTATATATTCTAGCATAAGAATATGTTTCACTTAATTTTAAACCTGTTTGTTTTTCCATTACAGGTTTTACTTTTTGTAATAAAGTTTCCATTGCAACATCAGCATAATGTGAGTAAGTGTTTGGAACTTGTTCATCATTCCATACACCAAAATATTCTGTAAATGGTGATATATATCTTTGATCAAATAAAAATCTTGCTACTTTTCTTTTATTGCAAAAATATGTATAAATAAAATTTGCTAATTCTTTTGATATTGCTTTTTTAATTACTGTATATTTATTTTTTTGAAATGACATTTTTAATAATATTTTTCCCTTTTAATTTTTTATTTGACTGTATAAAATTTTTAATATAATCTGGTTTATTTTTTACAGTATTAGTTTCGAGGGTAGTTTGTATTACAGCTTTTTTCATGTTATCATTAGGCTTTGACATTTAAAACACTCTTAGGTATTGCCTGACAATTCCAATGTATAAATCTAAATGGTTTATATCCCATATCTACAATATATTGATGCGGCATATATGAAGGAAAAAACATAGTTCTTCCTGGTTTAACTTTATAATTAATTTGTGTTGATGCATATGTTACTTTTGTTTTATCTTTTTCTGGTAAAAGATTCATAACATTACCTGGTCTTGGATCTTCAAACATAGGTAAAGATGTAGAATCATCTGCTTTTAAAAAATAAAAACCAGAGATGTGACCATTCCAATGTGTATGTAATGTATGATGTCCCCCACCTTTTTTAGCAAACTCTTGCACCCATAGTTCCGTAATATAAACTGTGTAATTTGTTAAATCAAATCCCATTTCACCTAACAAATTATAAGCTGTAGCACCTACATAATTTTGTAATTTTTCAAATTTAGGATCACCTATTAGGCTTGTAGAATGAAACACATGACCCATATCTCCTTTGTTTCCAAATTTTTTATTTCTTTCATCTATTGTTTTTTTTAAATTTTTTTTAGAAATTTTAATATATGGATCAGATGCATTATTTAATTCATTAACAAATCCTGGCTCATCAGCAAACCATATTGGACATCTAAAATAATCTTCTCTAAATAATTTTTTTGGAAATTGTAATTCTTTTTTAATTTTTTTATTTTTCATATTCTCCTTATCTAAATGGAAACCCAAGATTCCATATAACTAAACTATATCTTGAGCCTTTTTTTACTGGGCATACTCTATGCCATACAAATGAAGGGAACACTACTAAACTACCTTTAGGTAATATTTCTTTGCACTTTATAGGTTTTCTAGGTTTATCGGGATCTAAATTTCTAAAATCAAATTCTAATTCACCACCTTTATAATTTTTTGGATCGGATAAAGTAACGGTCACAGATAACTTTCTAATCTTACCATGATCTGGAGCATTTAGATTATCTCTTATATAAGGTCTATCCCAACTATCGCAATGCCAATCATAAAATTGTCCTTTTTCATATTTTGTAAATTGACAAGACTCACTAAAATCCCAATCAAAATTCCAACCTGCATTTCTATTTGCTTGATGAATATATGGTTGTATTTCTTTGTATATCCATCTATCATTCATCCAAACAATATTTGAATTTCTTTTCTTTTTTAAATCTTTAATTTGATTTTTATTTAATGGCCTATTACCATAACCTCCAGTAACTGCCATTTGATCAGAAATAGATTTACCATATTTTACTATTTCATCACATATTCTTTCTGGTATTGCACTTTGGAAATACCAATAATAATTTGTTAAATTCATATCCCTTATATTATACTATTATTATTTTAAATTGTCAAGGGGTATTAATTTTATGTTACAACTAACGTGCCAGAAACTGTAAATTTAGCTATTTTATCTCCACCAGGATGAGTTGATGTAGTGTTAGTACAAGGTGTTACTGTAAATGTCCTAGCACTTGGTCCTCTAACAATAAATATTCCAGAGCCACCATTACCACCATTTTGTTTATTTCCAGATCCATATCCATCTCCACCAGTTCCACCACCACCACCACCAGTATTGGCAGTACCACTACCTCCGTTACCAGAATTAGCAACTCCATCACCACCGCCACCTGCACCTCCAGATCCAGCACCACTTGGGTTATTGTGTCTTCCACCACCTCCTCCACCAGCATAGCTAGTGTCAGGTCCTAAAATTGTATTTGGAGCACCTGCTCCTCCAGCTCCACCTGAAGTGGATGTTGCATCACCTCCAGCAGCAGTAGCACCTCCACCGCCACCTCCACCATATCCTGGACCAACACCAGAACGATTTCCACCATCATTTCCTTGAGGCGGATCTGTTGGAGGTACATTTCCAAGACTACCTTCACAACTTGGATTACCTCCACCTGAACCAGAACCTCCATCTCTATCATCGGCAGGTGATGCATTAGCTCCACCACCACCTTCAGCAGAAAATGTTTCTACATAAGCACTTGAGTAAGAAGTATTAGTTCCTTTATTACCTGGAGTTGAAGCTGCAGGTAAACATGCACCTACTCCACCTGCTCCACCTGCACCAACTGTTATAGTGTGAGTATAACCAGCTTTAAAAAAATTTTGATTGCCCTGTAAAGGTGATGGTCCATATCCAGATGCTCTATATCCACCAGCTCCACCACCAGGTAAAGCTCCTCCACCATTTGTTCCGCCACCACCGCCACCACCTGCGACTAACAAATAATCTAACATAAAACCTTTTGTTGTCCAAGTGTTTTGTTGGCGTGCAGCTAATTGATTTTTTAAATTCCATACACCACTTGCTTTGTTTAATTCTTTTACGATGACTATTCCAGAGCCACCATTTGCACCTGTTGATGAAGTGCTTGGTGGACTTGGTGTATAAGTTGAACCTCCACCTCCACCTGTGTTAGTTGTTCCTGCAGTTGCAGATGTTCCTGTAGAACCTGCACCTCCACCGCCAGAACCACCTGATCCTGCTCCACATTGTCCTCCACCACCCCCACCACCAGCATATGTTCCAGATGATGGTAAAGATACTCCTGGATATAATGGTGAAACATCTGTTCCTGCCCCACCAGCTCCACCTGTTTTTGGTCCTTGATTTGCGTCACCTCCAGCTGCAGAGTGGCCTCCACCACCTCCAGCTGATGCATCTGGTCCTGGGCTATTTGGTGCTCCATCACCTCCAGGATTACCTTCAGGTGGACTAAATCCTCCTGCATTACCTGTTCCTCCAGGATTACCTACAGGTGCTCTTCCACCTTCGCCTCCACCTGAACCTCCTGGATTACCTGATACACCGCCACCATATTTTGCACCACCACCTCCTCCAGAGGCTGAGACTGTTGTACATCCTACAATAGAAGATGCATTACCATCACCCCCAGTGTTGTTAGGTTGACCTGATCCTCCAGCACCAATGGTTATTGGTATTTGACCATTTGCATTTAATTCTACGTTTCTTAAACCTCCAGCTCCACCGCCACCACTAGCTGTACAACTTCCTGCTGAACCACCTCCAGCTCCACCACCAGCTACGATAGTAGCTGAAATAATTTTAGTTCCTGATTGAAGACATAAATTTCCTGATGATGTTTTAGATGTGACAACACACTTCCCAAAAGAAGTTAAGTTTCTTTTACCAATTAGTCCGCCATTAGATCTAGGCATTTATTAGTCTCCTATTAAGATGTCCAAGTTGATCCGTTCCAATCGTAAACTGTAGGTGTCTCTGCTGTGTCGTTAGATTTAATTCCTTCCCAACCTTTATTATTATCTGCATCATATTTACTTTCATTCCATGAAATACGATAATACCATGAAGGTGCTTCTTGACCATCATCAGTAACTGATGGAAAAGCATTTGGTGCTTGCCAATCATCATTACCATCTAGAGACCAAGATTGATT